TCGTTGCCCACGTCCTCGCCGTTGGTGTCCCGGTAGTCCTCCGTTACTCGCACGCTGATGTTGTTGCTGGTGAGCTTCTGCCACTCGTAGTCATACAGACGGCTATCGCTGTATTGCGCCAGCGAGAGGTTGCCCGTAAACTTCGTGGCGTCGTACTCCGTCGGCGACGTCCAGGTGATGCCGTTGCTCGTGAACTCCACCGCCGGCGCCGCGGCAGGCCCGTCGTGGTCAAACCACGTGCCGTCAATGTGCTCGACGTCGACGATCAGCGGCGCGCCCAGCGACAGATGGTACTGTGGAGACTCAGCGCCGCGGATGCTCACACCCTCCATACTGATGCTGTCGCCACCGTAGACGCGGTAGCAGCTGGTGGTCGTCTGTGTGCGCGACCACCCGTCTCCGGCAGGATCATCGTCGCTGTCGCCGGGGTTGTAGAGGCTGACGTTCGGCGTCGATAGGGCTGTGCTGCCCCATTTGATGTCGCGCACGGTCGCATACGGCACACCGGCCACTGGCGCCCGGTTGAGTGTGATCGTGGCTCCGAACGCATAGCTGCTGCCTATCTCGATCTCATCGCCCTCTGGGATGTAGAGCGGTGTGGATGACGTGAGAGTGCGACCGTCCGGACCAGTCACCGTCACGTCTGCCGTCGTCGTGGGACCGGCGTACCAGCGCTCGTCGCCGGACAGGTCCGACCAATCCATGGTCTGTCGATCTGGGTAGACCGTCGCGGTGCGTTCGCTCTTGAGATAGAACCCCTGCAGAGAGAGGCTGAAGTCCACGTCCATAGACGTGACGGCGACCCAGTCGGGGTGCGGATTGTTGTTCTGAGGCGGCGGGCCGACACCGGACCCGATGTCCAGGCCATAGTACAGCGTCTGCGTGACGCCGCCGGCGATGAGGGTCACCATGAACGGGTAGTACATCCGGCCGCCGTCGAGGAACCATCCGCCGGCCGAGGGTGATGGGTAGATGTTGCCGTCGTTCTTGACCAACACAGTCCCGCCGATAGACCCCGCCGACATGTGCTTCAGTGGCGCGGATGCGATGTACTTGTCATCGTCCTGATTAAGGGCCTCGAGCGTGCAGTTCCAGGCCTCGCCCATGGTCACTTGGGTCTTGGCTGGCATGCTCAGGCCCTCCGGGGGCTGGTACTCTCTGGTATATGGTGCGCTCGGGGGCATCCGCTCGATGTCTGCGGCGATGCGCGCCGCCGCCACCTTCCGCGCCTCCGCCTGCCCGGCGCGTACCTGCTGCACCACGCAGGTCTCGTGCGCCTCGATCTCCTGCTCCGCCTCTGCGCGCCAATACGCCCAAAACTGCGGCTGCCAGACCGCCGCCGCGAACACCGCCCCGACCGCGAACACCACGAGGTACCGCACCCACGGCGACACCACAAACCATCGTCTCATATCGCACCTCCGGGGACCATGCTACCACGGTCCCCGGCACTTGATAGATGTCAATATGTGCTCCGCCCAGGAGATTTTGCCGCTGTCGCCCGCGCGATCTGCACCACCACGCCACGCGCCGGGTCCTGCTGCAACTGCCGCGCGACGAGACCCGGCTCAAGGCCGATGATCACCGTTGCCGTCCCGCCCATGCTCCCCGACTGCACGCCTGCCGCCCGTGCCCCGAAGCCCAGACCGGCCACACTCGGCGCCCCTGCGCTCGCGCCATTGAATGCCGCCATCGCCCGCTGCACGTCCGGCGCGGTGATGCTCGCCCGGCCGGTCGCGTCCAGCTTCATCGACGCCAGGCCGAGCCGCTCGGCCACGTGCTCCCACGTCTCCGAGATGGTCGCGGCGTTGATGCTCATCAGACCGCGACCAGTCGACATCGCTGTCTGATGCCTGCTCGCCGCGTAGGACACTGCCCCGCCGGCGCCGATGGTGCTCGCCCGGCCGGTCGCGTCCAGCTTCATCCACGCCAGGCCGAGCCGCTCGGCCACCTGCTCCAACTTCTCCGAGATGGTCGCGAAGGTCTTGGCTCTCGCCGCCTCGGCGTCGAGCCGCTTCTCTTCAGCGTCGTTGATGGCCTTGGCCGCGGCCTCCGTCGCCTTGGCCAATGCCTTCTGGGAGTCGGCGATGCGGCGGGCGGCGTCCTCGCGGGCGTCGGCCAGTGACTCCTCGGCATCGGCCACGGCCTTGTAGGCCTCGGTAACTCGCTCCTCCGCTTGAGCAATCCGCCGCGGCGTGCGCCGCTCGGCCTTGCCCAGTGCGCTGCCCGCCTCCTCCGCGCGCTCCGCCGCCTGCTCCCTGCGCTCGCCAGACCGCTGCTGCCACTCGACGAGGCGCTCGCCCTCCGCCTTGCGGATCTCCGCGGTCTTGGCGGCCTCGTCGGCCTTGGCTTTGGCGATGTCCTCTTGGACCTTGCGGATGTCCTCCATCAGCTTGAGGCGCTCGCGGATGGCGTCGGCTTCCTTGTCGGAGACCATCACCAGCCGGCCGCCGATCAGGAAGGTGTTGCCCTTGTCGTCGCCGCGCAGTTTTGCCTGTAGTTCCGCCATGCGCTCGGCCAGCGACTTCAGCTTGTCGGCCGTCGACTTCCGGGTGCTCTCGATCTTCTCTGCGGCGTCCTGCTCGATCTTCACCCGGTCGGCAGCGATCTCTTTCTCGGTCTTGAGCACATCCTCCGCGGCCTCTGCGGCCCGCTCCCTGGCGTCGGCGAGACTCTCCTCCAGGTCCTCGATCTGCTCGGCGGCGTCGACCTCCGCCTCGGACGCCCGCTGGCGGGCCTCGGCCACGCGTTCCTGTGCGTCCTGGACGCGTTCGGCGCCGTCCTCGATGGCGTCTGCCACGGCCTGCTGAGCGTCGACGATGCGCTCGGCGGCGTCCCGCCAGGCATCGCTCTGCGCCTGGGTAGCCTCGCGGACGCGCTTGTCCGCGGCCTCGATGGCCTCGGCTACGTCGGCCGTCGCCTTAGCCGCGGCGTCCTGTGCATCTGCGTACCCGTCGGCGGCCTTGATGGCGTCCTCGTTGGCCTTCGTCTGGGCCTTGGTGAGTTGCTCGCTCTTGCTCTGGGACTCGATCAGCGCATCCAGTGCCGCCTTGTTGCGCTGAAGCGCGGCCTCGTAGATCGCCGACTCAGATGCCGTCTCGCGTATCCGCTGTTTCAGCGCGCCCGGCTTCGGCCCTGGAGAGTTCAGGTACTCATACGTGATGGCGAGTTGGTCATAGTGGGCCTGCAGCGCCTCGCGCTCGGCCCGCAGGTACTCAATGCTGCCCTTGGCGGACTGGCGCATGCGGTCGCGGGCCGCGCGCTCCCTCTGTTCAAGTGCAGCGAGCGCTTCGTCCACGGCCGCGCGCTCGGTTGATGCCGCCGCCACGCCCGGAGACTCCCATGGGTCGACAGGTTGGCGCCCGGCACCCGTCGCCGCGTTGCCCAGCGCGATCTGCGCCTTCGCCGCCTCGGCGAGCTTCGACCGCCACTCCTCCAGCTCGGCTACCGCCTGATCTGTACTAACGCCGTCGAGTGCCGTCTGGAAGTCCCGGCTCCAGCGCTCATGCTCGCGGTAGGCGTCCGATAACCGCCAGATACCGAGGCCGAGTGCGGCCATGCCCGCGGTCGCAAGGCCCATCGGAGACGTCAGTGCGCCGACCGCCGATGCCAGCAGGCCGGTGCTGCGGCTTGCTGTCGCGGTGGCTCCAGCCGCCGCCTCCGCGGCCTTGGCTGCGCCCGTGCTCTTTCCCGCCAGCAGCTCCCAGGCGCTCGCTCCCAGGCTCCCCATGCTCACGAGCCCGGTCGCCAGACCGCCGACCTTCGACAGCACCGCCCCCGTTCCCGTCGCCGCCAGAGCCGCTCCCGCCGCCCAGCGCACGAATGCCTCGCCCGCAGGCGTCTGCAGGAATGCGGTGAGGTCCTGCAATGCTTCCTTCGCGACTGGCGCCAAATCCTCAAGGGCGGGGACCAAAGCCTGCCCGGCGGCGATGGCGCTCTCCTTGAGTTCCGCCTTCAGGCCCTTGAGCTGGTTCTCCAGGCTGCCGCTCGTGCGGGCCGCGTCCCCCTGCGCGTCCTTCGTGGCGCGCATGATGATGGCCATACGGGCGTGGGCCTTCTCGGCCTCGGTGGCCGCGGTAGACCCGCCCTTGATGCCGCGGTTGAAGAGCTCTTGGTCCAGCGCGGCGTCGCTCAGGAACACGCCGTACTTGCGCATGCTCTCTGTCTCGCCAGCGAAGGCGCTCTGCAGGTCCCGGATGACGTCCGGCTCTTGCTTGTTCCAGAACGACCCGAGGTCCACGGCGAGTGTCGCGACCGCCTCCGACATCTGCGCGGCCTCGCCGCGGGCAATGCCCATGGGGGTGAACAATCCCTGGAAGCCAGCCGCGTACTGCAGCAGGTCGGCGCTGCTGCGGTTGAGTGCCTCGCCTGTGGCGTCTGCCCACGAGGTCACGGCCTCGGTCTGTGACTTGAAGACCTCGCCGGCCATGCTGGACATCTCGCCGAAGTCCGATGCCGTCTTGACCGCGATGCCGCCGAGGCCGAGGAGTGCCGCGCCCGCCACTTGCATCTTGCCGCCGACCGCGCCGGCGGCCGCGAACGTCGCGTCCCACTGGGCCTTGAACTGCTCGCTGCTGGCCTGCGCCTGGCGCAGCGCACCCTCCAATCCGCGCAGGCTCTCGACGGCCTTCTGGACCTTGGGGGAGGCCTGGTCGGCCGCGCTGATGGTCACGTGCACGGTCATCTGCTTGTCGGCCATACCCGGCCTCCTCTCACTGCGAGTTGAGTTCCGCCAGCCCGTCGAGCAGCTCGTGGACTTGTATCAGGCTCAAGGCCATGATCTGCGGCAACGTCCAGCCAAACCGGTCGGCGAGCATGACTACGACGAGGCGCCAGTTGCTGCCTCTGCCGGCTCGTCCGCCGGCTCGTCCGTGGGGAGCACCGCCGACACCACCTCACCCAACAGGTCGATGCCGCGAGCGGTGGTCGGGAACAGCGCGTCCACGTCGGCGGGGGTCGTCTCCGGACGGTGATGCTGCAATGAGCGCAGGGCCAGGAACGACCACGAGGTCACCCGGTGGGCGGCGTCGCCGATCAGGTCCATTGAACCGACCTCGGCTTCGAACGCTGCCAGGTCGCTGAGTGCAATCTGCCCGAACAGGACCTCGGTCCCGTCGCGGGTCGTGCCCTTCAGGGGCGCCCCGGCAATGCGCTGCAGGTCGGTGAGCGGGGAGAACGTGAGCGGGTCGTCGGGGCGGGTTGCCTTTGCGGCGGGGGTCTTGCGCATCGTGCCTTCCCTCCAGAAGTGGCGGTGCCGACCCCGGTGGAGAGGGTCGGCGCCGCTTGTCGCGCGTGCTGTCGTCTACGCCCAAGTCCAGGTCAACGACCCTCCCTGCGGATCACCGTTGAAACTGTACTTCCACGGCGCGGCGCTGTTGGCGTCCACGAGTCCGAAATCCTGATTGCTCGGCTGCAGGTTGATGAGCGTCGCGGTCAGCGTGTCGGTCCCGTTCGTCGCGGTCATGACTGCGCCAATGTTGTTTGGCAGCAGGTCTTCCAGGAAATCGAGCGTGGTCATCGGTATCGGCTCGTCGGTGGTCATCTCCATGGTCAACGCCTCGATGCCATACCGGTACGTGTTCGCCTGCCTCTTGACGCCGGCCACCTTCGTGTTCGCGCTGGATGTGAACTGGGTGTTGTTGTTGATGTTGATGCCGAGGTCGGTGACGCCGTATTCGACGCCCTCCACTGTGATCACGGCCTCGTAGTCCTCCAGGTCGAGGTTGGCTTCGGGGTCCATCGCGTCACCGGCGGCGGTGGCGACCACGATGCCGCCCCAGGTTACGGTGGCCCGCAGGCCCTCGCCCTGGGAGTAGTCAATGCGGCAGTCCGTGATCTTCGCCGCGTCCCATTGCAGACCCCAGTCGTCGGAGCCACCGGCGATGTACACGGGGGTAAGTGCGCCGCGCGGGTAGCTGGCCCGCAGAGCCGCGGCCACGAGAGCCTGGTTGCTAGACGTGACGTAGAACGAGGCGTTGCCGGTGGCCTTGATGATGCCGCCCCGGCGGATGGTATTGCCGCCGATGCCGGTGCGGATACGGGCGTCGGGGTCGACGGGGAGCGCCCCGCCTGTCACGACACCCATGGTGCCGTTGGCGCTCGCGGTGCCCCAGTGGAGCCACTGGAAGAGGCCAGTGATGGGTTCTTGTGCCATCTCGTCTCACCGTCCTTTCGCTTACAGCTTGAGCCGCCGGTCGGGGGCGGGATAGAACGAGATGGCGTCGGAGGCGTCGCCGCTGGAGCCGCTCGCGGCCGTCACGCCCCGGTACAGGGGGTAGACGAACGCGTCGGTGGTGTAGGTGTGGAGCAAGTTGCTCAGCACCGTGATGCTCGTGTTCTCAGCGATGCTGTCGATGGTGGCGATCTCCTGCTCCAGCCACACCTCGTCCGGCGCGGAGCCGGACCACTGGGTCACGAGGACCTGCTGGGCGACCTTGAACTGCGCTGTCGCCGCAACCGGGATCACATTCTGCGCCGCAGCGGCTCCGCCCGAGAGCGCCTGGGCGCCGAACACGTATGTGTCGCCAACGGCGCCGCCGTCGCCCGTGCCCTTGACTACCTGCGCCACGCTCTTGGTGGTAGCGTCCTGCAGCTTGAGCGTCGCGGTCACCGTCCAGTCCGTCGCGCCCTTCGCAGTGACGCGCCCCAGGATCGGGCTGGCGCTGTAGCTGGTGGAGATGTCGGCGGCGGAGGCGATGGCTCCCCCGCGGGTGAGCGTGCCCAGGCATGTGCCCGGGGCAGCGGCTCCCGCGTCGGCGTCGCCGGCGATGTTGGCTACGCTGAGGGCAGCCTTGGCCGCCTCGACCCACAAGGCCGCGAACTTCGCATCCACCCGCCAGCGCTTCGCGGTCAGATACGCGTCCAGGCCGGTGAGTCCGAGGTCGGTGGTGCAGTAGGTCTGGATGTAGCCCAGCACGGCTCGCAGGTCGGTGAGCTGGCCGAGCTTCATGGTCTCAATGGCCGTGTCCAGGGTCGTGCACGACTCGCCCTTCACCCGGTTCTCAAACGTCTCGTCCGCGCTGGCATCCACGCGGGTCCACACGTCGGTGCCGCCCACGGCGGCGGTCCGGCAGGCGGCCTTCTCGTATGCCCAGCGGTCGAACAGGCCCATCAGGGTCGTCTCTACGGCGGTAAGGGCCATGGGGGGTTACCCCCCTTTCAATGTCTGGTATCGCAGGTCGACCGGGATCGCCCGGAACACCTGCTGGGTGTTCTCGAACAGCGGCAGGATCAGCACCGGGGCAGCCACGAAGTGCACCACCCGGCAGCTCGCGATGCTGCGGTTCGCGTGGATGCAGCTCCCGAACTCGTCCAGCAGGGCCAGCAGGTTCGTGTCCGTAGTCTCCGGGTCGTCCTCGTCGTCGGGGACGGCCAGCAGGACCTCGAACGCAGGGTTGTGAAACCAGTTGTTGCCCGACCCCGCACTGCGCTCCCCGCCTTCCAGGCCCGTGAACGACACGATGACCAGCGCGTCCTCGGTGCCTGTCAGGCGCACGGAGCGGCAGGGCCCGATGCGGAAGACAGCGCTCTTCAGCGGCTCCACGGTCCACGCCCTCAGGACCGTCAGCAGGGCGGCCCGGAAGTCGGCGGGCTTGACATAGCTCACTGCATCACCCCGAAGACCTGCCGCAGGGCTCGGTCGAACTCCGCAGCGATGTTGTCCTGCTGTGCGGCGAGAGCGGGCACCAGGTACGGGTGTGGCTTGATGACGACCCAGGCCTTGAGCACGTACTGCGCCACGCCCGCGTCGTCGAACAGGAAGAGCTGCCCGTTGGCGCGTTGGATGTGGAGCCCCTCGTGGGTCCGGGCGTAGCCCTTCATGGTCCCGATGGGGATGGCCAGCATCTTCGCGTGGACCGGCCGGATGGTGCCGCCCAGCTCTTGGATGCGGCCATAGATCACGTGCGGGCCGATGTCGGCGGACAGCCTCGACTCGTTGGCGTGGACCATGATGGACCGCGCCAGGTGCCCGGTCGGGTTGGCGAACACCGTCTGCGTGTTGAGCATGGCCTGGCGCCGCACAAGCTCCGAGCTGCGGGTCACCGCGCGCATCAGGACCCGCCGGTCCTTCAGGCGCATGGTGGCGAGGTCCAGCTCCTCGACGGCCTCGCCGATGAACGTGAGCTTCATCATGCGGTCGGGCTCCGTTGGTTGAGGTCGAGGCGGACCTGCGTGTGTGGCTCGGGCATGCCCTCGACGCGTTGCTTGCCAAGCACCGTGTACGTCGTCTGCTCGGATGCTGGCAGCCACGCCCAAACGCCTGTCTCCTGGCGCCTGTGCGTCACCACAACGCGGACCCCGATCTCCAGCTCCGGTTGGTCGTCGCAGTAGCACTCGTGAGTGACGTGGTCGGAGTAGCCCTCGGAGCGCCGCTGGCGCTGGTCGGCATTGAGCTGGATCACCAGGGCCGCCACGCCCGAAGCCACGGGGTCCATCGGCGCGAAGTCCATGTCGCCAGTGCGCGGAGCGTCGATGCGCAGGAGCACAGTTGCGCTGCGCGCGTAGAGCGCCTGGAGCGTGCTGCCGACCGTGGCCTGCCTCACATCCGCACCTCGTCGTCGCGCTTAAGCAGCTGGTTGTCCGTGTACGAGAACCGCTCATAGCTCGGGGAGACCTGAGCCTCGAGACAGGCCCCGTCGTCCTCCTCATCGGCCTGGGCACGGTAGACCGCGGCCTGGGTGCGTAGCTCCGACGCGATCTTGGTCAGGTCCTCGTCGACATCACCCCTGCCCACCTTGACCGCGAGCTTGGCATGGTTGGTGGAGAGGATGTCCAGGAGTTGCGCCGCCGTGCGCTTGACGCTGTTACCGCAAGCGGTGTACACGGCCGAGACCTCGGCGTCCGTGAACGCATGGTTCTCGGCGTCGGTGTCGGCGATCAGCAGCCGGATCATGCCCGCGTCGGTGGCTGGGTCGTATCTGAACGCCATGGCCGCCGGCTCCTCTCATGGTTGGTAGGGCGTGGGGCGCCCCGTGCTGCAGACCGGCTGCGATCAGGGCGCCCCACTGGGCGGGGGAGGGTGACCCGCCAAACCTACTCGGCTTCGGCCTCGCCGGTGGACTTGTATCCACCGCGCCAGTCCACTTCGTCCACGCCGAACGTGAAGCGTACCTTGAACTCGATGTCGTCGTTCAGGAACGCGCCGTCGAACGGGTCGGAGCCACCGCCCAACAGCATCCGGGCGTCGGCCTCCTTGACGTAGATCGAGGGCGTCTCGTACCCACGGAGGAAGCCGTAGCGCAGCGCCGGGCACAAGCGGGGGTCCTTGAACAAGTACCAGGCCGTCGTGCCATTGGCGGTGCTGACGGCCTCCAAGAAGTGATCGACGACGACCGTGGCGGAGTTGCGGACCTGGTTGTTCGCGGGCATGGTGATTGCGTCGCCGGTGATGACCACCTGCGACTCCACGAGAGCGCGGGCCGTGAGCTCCAGCGTCGTCGGCACCACGAGGTACAGCGGGCCCGCATAGGGGTTCACGTTCCCGGACGGGTCCAGGAAGTTCCTGATCGCGTGGATGGCGATGGCGAGGTTGGCGGCGTCGAGCTGGCTGCCGGCACCGCTCATGTAGTTGCCGTGGGCGCCGGTGAACAGCGTCGCGCTATTGGCATACTTGCTGGTGAACTCATACTGCTGCGTGTAGCGCGCCGAGAGCCCCCACGTCCGCGGGTACTGCGCCAGCAGGCCCAGGTCGCGGTTGTCGGCCAGCCACGTCTCCCACGTGAGCGAGAAACTCGCGCCATACTTGTACGTGTGGGCGGTATAGCTCTCGTCGTCGGGGTCGATGGTCAGGTACTCTCCGCCCTCGTCGACGCGCGGGATCAGCCGGGCGGCATTCAGGCGGTAGTCCACGCCGTTGCCGCTGCCGCGCCTGGACAGCGTCGTGGTGTCGCGCTGCCAGCCAATCGTCGGGTACGTGATGGGGATGCTCTGGTCCAGGTAGCTGACCATGGTCCCGCGGTCGATCAGGTCGGCCATGTAGGTCAGGTCACTGCTGGACATGACCTCCTGCACGCGCCCGCTCCGGAACGCGGCCTCGCGCCGCTGTGCCACCAGGTGCCGCAGGCTCATGTAGCGCTCACCGGGGGCGTCCTCTACGGTGGGCATGATATTGACTGCCGGAAGACCCATGTGGGTCACCTCACTCTCTCTGTTGTGGTGCGTCTCTCTACGCGGCGGCGGCAGCGGCCATGGCGAGGGCGTCGGACCATGGGATCGGGATGATCTGCACGCCGATGACGGCGGTCAGGCCAGAGCCAACGGCCTCCAGGGCCCGCCCGATGCAGATGCCGTTGATGTAGTCCCGGTTGACCTGGTCGGATACCGGGTCGTAGTAGAGCCAGTCACCGAGCGCGATGGCGCAGCTGCTGCCACCGGTGTCCTTTCCGGTGACGCTGAGCTTGTAGCAGCCCATGGTGTCAATCACAACGGTGTCGGTGTCGGCGTTGTAGTCGGCCACGGCCACGCCGACCAGCGCCCCGGCGATGACGAGGTCGCCACTCGTCACATCGTCAAGCGTGCTGTCCGTGGTCTCCAGCGTGATGCGGCTCCCGCCGCCGGCGGGAGCATACGTGACCTTCGCGTTCACGTCTACGTAGTTCGCCATTGGTGCACCTCAGAACCGACAAAGCCCGCCGATGCTGGCGGGCCGGAGTGTTTGCGCGGTCGTCGTTTGCGGCGCTTTGCGGCTAGCGGGGCAGCTCCTGCATGGCCTTCAAGGTCTTCTCGTCGATGCCCATGGCGCGGGCCCTGGCGGCGAACTGCTCCTCGTATGCCTGAGTGGCCTCCTGGGTGCGCGTGCCATCCGTGGCGCCGGTGCCGCGGATGACGGTCCGCACACCATTGGCCTGCAGCAGCTCCAGGGCGTAGTTGCGCTCTGCGTCGCAGGCCTCCTGCACTCTCGTGGAGAGCTGGTCAGGCGCGATGATCTGACCGCGGAAGGACTCGATCACGCGGCGCTGGCTGACGGGGCTCAGGTCGGTGCGCTCGTTGACCGCGGTGGTCACGGCGCTGAGCGTGAGGCTGGACGCCTGGGCGTCCTGTAGCGCCTTCAGCTGGTCGGCCTGCTCCTGGATACGCTTGTTGGCCTCGGCGGTCTGTGCGGTCACGGCCTCGGCGATGCGCTGCTCCATCTGTTTGTCGGCGTCGGGCTTTGCGGCCTCTGCGGCTTCCTGCGCCCGCTTCTCTTCCTCAGCCTTTGCGGCAGCGGCCTGGGCCTCGGTGAGCTTCGCGGTCACGGCCTCTGCGACGGGACCGGCAACGGACTCAACTACGCGCTTGGTCAGCTCTTCCATCTGCTCGGGCGTCAGTTCGGCCATTTCAGTCTCCTGTTCCTGGGCGGCCTCAATGACGCGCCCGTGGGCATTACCGTCCGGGACGAAGTCCACGGAGTGGCACTTGCTGATGGCCTCGACAACGTGCACTTCGGCACCGTCGACGCGGCCTTTGCGCACTCGGATGTTGCTGTCGTGGCTCAGACCCACGGACAGCTTCGCAACGGGATCGTCGAGGATGGCCCGCGCATCCGGGAGGTGCGCGTGGCAGACGGCCTCCAGGTTCCCATCCACGCAGCGCACGGAGCCGGGCTTGATGGTCGCAGCCCAGTCCCGCAGGTCCCGGTGGGGCACGTCTTTGCCGGGCTTCACGTGGTTGAGGTACATCTTCGCGCCATCGAAGATCGCGGCCCCGGCGGCCTGCTCCAGGACGCGCTTCGGGTAGTAGCGTGGAGGAACCCCGGTCTTCGTGGTCCCGTGGGCCAGGAACATCACCCGGTAGTCACCGTCGCCGATGGCCTCGACGGAGCCCGCCGGGAGGAACTCTGTCACTCTCAGTTCGGTCTCGTAGGACTTGCTCACCTGGTCACCTCCTGCAGCACCGTGGCCACTACGGCCTTGATGATCTCGCGGGCCAGCGCCGCGGCCGGCTGCCCCGTCCACGGCTTCGCCGGCACGAACCGCGCGTCATTGAGCACCGGCAGCTCCAGGCAGTGGCAATTGATGATGTTGCCTGCGCTGCCCGCCGGGTCGCTCGGGTGCATCAGCCGCTCACCGCCGACGATGAAGGGCTTGTCTATCGGCCGCACCTGCCCGCTCGCTGCGATGTGGGCTTCCCGCGGGTTGCTGCCCGCAGTGCGCCACTCGTGGCCGTCTACGCCATTGCGGACGCTGGCCTCGTGGTTGACCACCCCGTAGGCGATGCCCGTCTCTGTGTTGGCAATGACCAGCGCCCGGTCCTTGTAGGTCGTCGGGAAGAGCTTCTCGATCTCCAGTTCAAGCTGGCTCGGCGGCAGGCCCTCGCGGTAGAACTGCTGGGCCATCATGTCCCGGAAGTCCGACAGCATCGTGTCTGTGACCTGGCCGCGAATCTTCTCGCCCCGGCGGAGCAGTTCCCGCTGCATCGCCGGGTCGCGCAGGTGGAACGTGAAGCCGTCCGTCGCGTTCCAACCCTCTCCCCGGCTCAGTAGCTCCTGGACCGTCGAGCGCATATCCTCGTGGAGCGGGATGGCGCCTTTGCGCACCTCGCCCGGACCGCCGGCCGCGAACCACTCCTTCTCGATGGCCTTCCAGATCGGACTCTCGGCAGACGGTGGCAGGGCCGGAACCGGGATAGCTTCCTGTGTGCGCTTCTCGCCCTTGAAGGCCCGGAGGACGGCAGGCTTGATCGCGTCCAGCGCGTCCTGCCCACCGCAGTCCGCGGCCCCGAGGATGTACTTGTTCAGCACGTCCCGCAGGGCGGCTTGGTTCGGCATGCACGACGCCCGGATGGCGCCGGTGAGGGCCTTCTCACTCGGGGCGTGATCGAGTCTGCGCACCCAGGCCCAGCATTTGCGGTGCCAGGGCTCAATCACGCGGCTCTGCAATTCGGCGGCGAAGCGTCGCTCCACATCCGCGCGGGTGTCACCTCGCCGGAAAGGGCGGCACCGCCTCCTGCGTGCGGGCCTCGGCTATCGGCTCTTCACCGGCCGTCTCATTCCCCTCCGGAGGCTCAGGCTCCGCTCCCGGCTCTGGCGTCGCGGCCTGTCCATCGAGCTTGTCCTCCACCGGGAACTGGCGCTCCAGTATCTCCGTCACGTCGTTGCTGCCCAGTGCGGTGTACGCTTGGTAGGCGGCCTCGCGCGGCTCCAAAAGGCTGCCCGATGCGCCCGCCAGGGCCGTCAGCAGCGTCGCCGTCGTCGCCGGATTGTCCGGCTGCGCGGGCGGGAAGTCCAGGTCGAAGGCGCGGTCAACGCGGGCCGGTAGCCGGCGGCTTGGGAAGTCCTGCTGGATTATGGCGAGCTCGATGGCCAGGCGGGTCAGGTCCTCGCAGACCTCTCCGATCTGCTGCTGCCGGTCCTCGATGCGCCAGATGGCCGGCATGTCCATGGCGGAGGCGGTGGCCAGGTTCCCGGTGGACGCGTCTGAATACCAGTGCTCCCCGAACCCGAAGGGGCGGATGGATTGCAGGTGCGTCTGGCGGCTGGCAACCTCCAGGTTCCCCACGCCACCGGTCGGCACGTTGATGGCATCGAGCTGGACGTTCTGGTTCTCCACCTGCACCCCCGCCGGGCCCGATGGTGGCGTCCTGAACATCTTCGCTGCGTTCTCGATGGCGGTGGCGCTCTTCGTGTTGAGCTTCTTGCGCCAGGCGAACATGGCGAGGGCCTTGCTGAGCGTCACGAGGTCGGAGACCGTCCGGGCGTGCGAGCGTATCCAGTCATACGCCCGGTATGCCTCCGGGATGCCGCGCAAGCCGAGCGTGTTGGCGCGGACGTGGTAGGCCATTGCGAGTGGTCCGGCGTCGCCGCCGATACCCGCTCGGCTGAGCAAGTCCGCGACACCATCCTCCCAGTCCGGGCTATCCTCGCCGAACGCCGGGTCCAGCAGGTACCGCCAGCAGCGCCAGTCGGCGTAGTAGGCGACCTGCTTCGCGCCAGTCGTGTAGCGACCGGCTGCCACGTCGTAGGTCTCGGGCCGATACTCGCGCCGGTACAGGACAGGCTTGAGGGAGTTCTCTGGCGCCGTCACCACGTCCACGACCTCCGCGCAGGGTAGCTCGGAGAGCTTGACGCGGCTCTCGGTCACGCTGGTGTGCACGGCCAGGAACCGCTCGCCCTCCAGCATCAGGGCGTTGCTCGTGCGGGCCATCGCGTCACGCGAGAACAGGGCAAGGCGGTTGTCCTCGTCCTCCCACAGGCGGTCGACTACCTCCTGCACGCGGCTGTCGGCGGCCCGTGGAGTGTCCAGGCCCTTGCCGAACGCCCCGCTCACGAGGAGGCTCGCGGCCTGCCCGAGGCTCGGGTCGATCTGCCAGGCCTTGATGCACTTGGCCCGGATGTCGCTCAGCTCTGTCAGGCTCAGGTCATAGGTCCCGCCGCCCTCGGTCAGCTTGCGCCAGCCGATGTCCTCCTCAGCCAGCTCCTGCGCGAGCTGGGAGGCGATGGTCTCTTGGACGCGTGCAAAGGCGATGTCCGCCCGGCGCTGGATTGCCCGCGCCTCAAATGTCTCCCGGACTCTCGTGAGTATGCTCACAGTCGCGCTGCTCCCAGTTGCTCTGCCTCGAAGCCCGGCAGGAGGTCGTCGGCATAGATCGTGTCGTCATCATCCGGCACGATGGCAAGACCCATCACGCCGTAGCGGAGCGCGTCCATCGCGTGGTCGAACTCCTTGCTCGGGTCGGCGTCTTCCACCGGGTTGCCGTCGCGGTCGGTGCGCCAGTGATATTGCCCGAACTCCGTCACCACGTTTGGCGCCGCACCCTCCAGCACCCGCAGGCGCGTCGTGGCCAGGATGGCCTGCACCGCCTTGACACCCGGCATCCGCCGATTGTCCGCCTGGAATGCAGGTAGCCCGGCGTCCGCGAATTGAAAAATCGCGTGCGGGTCCTCCGGGTCACAAAAGAATGCCTGCACACCCCACCGGGCACGCAGGTCCTTGGCGTCACTCACCCAGTCGTCTCCGGGTTTGCCGCTCACCACCCGGTTACGCTCATATACCTCGTCAACGAGCCAGATGTTGCCCGCCCCGTCCTCGGCAAGGACCACGATGCAGCCCGGCGACCGGAAGCCCCAGTCCACCCCGGCCACCACGCGGACGAACCTCGGCGTCGGACCCGGGATGTCATGGCGGGCCGGGTCGTAGTCCTTGTACACCAGGCCGGCGAACGTGACGAACGAGGCCTCGATCTCCTGGGCATAGAAGTCCGAGCCCTGCCCGTACTCAGCTTCGAGGGCTCTGAGGAACTCCGGCTCCGCCTGGTACAGCGGGTTCTCGTGCGTCCGCCACGTGTGGAAGCCGTAGGCCTTCTGGCGCTTTGGATCCCAGCTTTCCCGCTCCTCCACGAAGCTTCGATAGACCCAGTTGCGGCCCTTCGGTGTGCCGGTGATCCAGCCCCGGTGAGGGACCCCCGGTTGCCGGATGCGCCCCATGGCGACACGGAAGGCCTCTTGCGAGCACAGCGGCGCCTCGTCAATCCAGAAGTACCCGACCTCCACGGCGCGCAGACTGTCGGCATCCTGGGCATGCCCGAAGTACACGCTTGAGCACTCGCCGGTGACTTGGTTGACCACCTTGGTGAACTCGACGCGGGCCTCAGACTTGAACTCCTTGACGCCGAGGATGTCTCCCCACCATCCTGCCACCTTGAGCAGGACAAGCCGCGTTGACCTGTTGAGCATCCGGTAGGTCGGAGCTACGATCAGGCCCTTCATGCCCGGATATGCCACACAGTGCCGGATAGCCTCGAAGGCCCCCACTTCCGTCTTGCCCCCGCCGATGCCGGCGATGGCCGCCCGGAACATGCTGCGGTCGTTGATGAATGCCTGCTGGCCACGGTGGTATCCGTAGTGCCGGCGGCAGAACTCGTCCAGGCTCTCGCCCCTCGCCGGTCGATCGGGCGGGAGGTCACTCGCCTGGGTCGTCGTCGCCACTGGTATCTGGCTCCTCCTGTGCGTGGTCGAAGTGGTTCAGCGGATCGTTGGGGCCGAACACGGGCAGCGGGATGGTTTGGACCTGCATGGTGCCGGTGTGCTCAAGCGCAACCCGCTCGGTTACCACGCCAAGTGCCGCCGCAAGCTTCTCGCGTATCTGCACGCAGACCTTGAGTGCCCCCACTCGCGCGTTCGGGTTCTCGGCTTCCCTGGCTATTTGCTCTGCTCTGCGAAGGTCGTGGCGCAGGCCGTCGATGTACTCTGCATCGGCGTTGAACACGGACAGCTCCGCAGCGCGCGCCGCCGAGTGTTTCTTCAATGCCCGCTTCATCGTAGCCCACGACTTGCCGAACTGGTTCGCAAGGGCGGTGATGGTGGCTTCGCCCGAGACGTAGGCGGCCCACGCAAGACCGATCCATTCCCCCTCGGCCTTCACTTCTGCTTCGGTCTTGCGGGCCATGTTAGGTCACGTCCTGCTGTCCTGCCTGGCTTAGGATGTGGTCTCGGATGTGGCTTGCCACCGCAGCCATCATAGGCGGCGCCACTGCGCGCCCGAGCCGCTCCCACTGCTGAGCGAAGGTCCCCGTGAGAATGAAGTCATCCGGAAACCCGCAGATGCGCTTGAGTTCCGGGATAGTGAACTTGCGCTTCTCGAAGGGGTGACAGACCGCCGCCGCCGATGGGAAGGCAGCCGATGACTGTAGGATTGTGCCGACCGGCTTCTCTGGGTCCGCCTTCACAAGCTGAAAGTACCTCTCACTCTGTTCCCCCGGCTTGAGCTTGTCCCACTCATCGCCGATGGCGTAGCGCGAGATGTCTACTTCAGCCATTCCGCTTTCATCTGGACCTTGCGCAAGTATCGTGCTTGCGGGCTTGCTTGCGGGCTTGTGGCCACTATTGGTTGCACTTGCCACGATGTGCGGCAGCGCCGCCTTGAGCGGCGTCGGCTTCTGCGCAGGCTTCGGAAACGTCGGCTCTATCCCGATGTCTTCCCGAACCCCGATGAAGATTAGCCGCTCCCGGTGTTGCGGGACGCCGAAGTATTGAGCATCCATTACGGCGCACTTGACCTTGTACCCGCACCCCCGAAGGGCAGCGAGAATCTCTTTGAGGTATCCTCGCGCCTTGCCGATGGTCAGTCCCTTGACGTTCTCGGCGACAAAGACCTTGGGTTGCAGGCCGTCAACTATACGCGCAAACTCAAAGAAGAGGTCGTCTGTGCGCTGCTTTGTGTCGCTGTAGGCTTTGACTTGGTTCCAGCCCGCTTCGCGCTTGCCGGCCATTGAGAAGGACGCGCATGGCGGCGAGCCTTCGAGCACGTCCAGCTCCCCGCGTTGCAGGCCCGTCACGGAGAACACATCTTCGGCTGTCAACTGCCGGATGTCGCGCGTGTCCAAGTGAACTCCGGGATGGTTCGCGCGGTAGGTATCTGCCGCCGCCGGGATGAACTCAGACGCGAAGAGCGTCCTGTATCCGGCCATGCGAAATCCAAGGCAAGAGCCACCGCAGCCCGAGAAGGTTGAAACTACGCGGAGGCCGTTCGGAGCAATTGCTTCTATCTCGCGCATCGATGGGTAGATTGCGGGGCCTATGTCTGTCACTTCACCGCCACCCATCCCGCGAAGTTCATCCAACGCCAGAAGCAGTCTACATGCCGGAAGCCGCACCGGCGCAGCAGGGTCTCATTCCACTCCGCCGTCAGAGGCACAAGCACTTCCTCCAACGCCATCCGCTTGCGCTGGATCTCGTCCTCCGTGTAGCCGCTCTCGCGCTTGAAGTCGTAGTACCGTTCCACCATCACTTCGTCGAGCTCTGCCGTCGCGCCAATGATCTTCTCGACAAGCAACAGGGCGCCGCCTGGCGTCAGGGCGTCGAATGCCCGCTTGACAATCTGTTGACGGTACTCAATCGGCGTGAACTGGAGTGTCAGCACAGACAGGATGACGCTCGCCTGCACCGGCGGAAAACCCGTGCGGAGGTCCGTGTCTGAGATCGTCAGCAGCCCATTTGTGATCCACCCCGCGAACCTTTGCCGCAAGACCTTCAGCATCGGCGGCGAGACTTCGACCGCCACCCAAGAGTTGTAAGCTCCGAACTTGTCAAGTAGTGGCGCGAGTGCGTCACCGCGCGAAGCCCCAAGGTCTACGATAGCAGTCTTCGGCTTCTGGTAGCGGCAGGCCAGGGAGAAGACTGCTGCTCGCATCGCATCGTACTGCGGGATGGAGCGCCGAAGCATATCCTCAAAGCATTCCGTCACAGCGCCGTCGAACTCCCACTTATCTCCTGGGAGGTGGCCTCGGCTATCGGTTCCATTCGAACCCGCACCGTGGGCATCGGCACTCGAAGTCGTCATTTGTCGGGTCCACCTCTTTGAACTCCTCCGGTATCTTCTCGGGCCCAGCGCCCGCCCCAAAGTCCTCCGCCGCTAGCTCCCCGATCATCCTATCCAGCGCCGCGGCATCCCAGCCCGTCCCTTGTAGCCCCTCGCTGTCCGTGCGCTGGATGTCTGCAAGCAGCGACGCCAGCGCCTTCTCGTCGTCCACCGCCATACGGCTTAGCTCGTTGTCTACCACCAGGAGCTTCTCGGCGCGCGGGTCGCTTGCATCGAAGGGCATCACGTGCACGTCGAACTCCGTATGCCCTTCGGCCTTGCAGGCCAGCCACACGCCGTGCCCGGCGAGTACCACGCTGTCCCTGCTCACCACGGCAGGCCGGTACTGACCGAACTCCCTGATGCTGGCACGCATCGCCTGCACCTGAGCTTCCGGGTGGCTGCGGTAGTTCTTTGGGTGGGCGGTCAGGCTGTCTATCGGGACGCGCATGACTTCCATCGCTCAGTCCTTCGAGTACCCAGTCATCGGCGGTATCTGGCAAAAGTCAAAGATGTGTCCGTATCTCTCGGCAATGGCTTCGATGCCACCGAGCCTCGCCACAGCCGCTTCGATGATCCGCGCGGGTTGGTGGTACTTGACCACGAGGAGCGGAAGCCACGCGCCCTGCTCGATAATGAACTCGCGCCAGTGGGCTAGGTCCCGGCGGCGTAGGCGCTCTATCGCGTTGCCTGTGAAGCGCCATGCCCCTGCGCAGCACCTGCAGCCGTTCCACTCGCCGGGCGCTGAGGTCGGGTCCTGTGGGATATCGTGCTGCCTGCGGTACCTCCGCACCATCAGGTCCGTCCAGTGGCTGAGCGGGTGATAGATCATGAGCCCGTTCGTCAGGTAGCAGTTGCCGTGCTCGTGTAACACGCGGCCGCGGTTGGCGTCGTCTGTGGCGCGTATCCCGGTCAGTTGGGCATCGCAGCCGATGGCTTTGGTAGCGTTCCTGCCTGGCTTGATCTTCATGCGCCCACAGCAGGCTTCGTAGTTGATGCGAATTCCCAGGTGCCGGTACTTGTTCATCCACTGCCGCGACGGCTTTGGCCCGAGTATCGGCCAGCCCTGTGCCTGCCACTGCTCGAAGGCGGTGCGGTCTGGCGTCGCCACCGTGAGTTCGGCGCCGTAGTGGGCTGCTCGCTCGGTCACGAAGCTCAGTGTGGCCGGGTTCTGAATCTCGTTGTGGACATAGATCAGCGGTGGTCGGTGCTCGGTGTAGCGGTACACGAGGTCAAGCAGTACGCTGGAGTCCATTCCACCGCTGAACATGAGTGCGGGGCGGTGGTCCGCGAAGGCCTGCTCGATCAGCGCCAGTGCTCTACGCATTTATGGCGTCCTTTGGCGTCCAGATGCAGGCGAACAGCGCGTCGAGTGGGTGGGTCTCCCCGTCCTCGTGGCGCTGCCTGAGCTCGCGGACTATGTCGTGGAGGTCCGGGTCTACGATGATAAGCGCCTCGTCGGACCCATCTGGCGGCAGGATGACCACCGCGGCCTTGTTGAGCAGCTCGGGCGAAATCTCGGCGAGGCGGCGCACGTGGCCGGATACGCGGCTTGCGGTATCGGCGGCTTTGCGCTCGTCGGCTGCCCGGACCGGCTCTTCCTGGGTGATGGTGTCCAGCACATCCTGGACTGCGCGGTCGTCGATTGGTGGCGGGCCCGCTTGCTCATCGGCACGGATCTTGCAGACCAACGCGTCAAGGCGCTCGCTGTCGGTCTGGGCCATGGCCGCGAGGCGGTCGAAGGACTCGAGGACCTTGCGGGTCTCGGCTTCGTCCAGGTCCAGGACAGCCACCCGAACATCGGCGTCCCCGTGCAGGTCTTTGCGCAAGTGCCCGTCAACGAGGAGGAGGCTCCCGTCCGGTCTTTCGACTGCCTTCAGCACGTCTACGCTGCCGATCTCCGTCAGGACGGACTGGAGCTCTTTGCGCTGGTCGGTCGGATGCTTGCGCCAATTCTCGACGTTAACGGTCAGGTCCGAGGCCTTGACGGTGCGGATGACCTTGATGCGGTCTCGGTACTTGCGGGCCATTGCCGGGTACCCCAGAACTGCGAAGCCCCCCGACGGTTGCCGAGGGGCTCAGATGATCGCTGTCTGTCCAGCGGCCTCTTCGGCCGCGCGCTTGCGTTGGGCTCTCATGAGCCGATGCCTGTCCAAGTGGCAGGGCTTGCAGAGCGGCTGGAGGTTATCTTCCTCGCAGTTGGCTGGGTTCCCGTCTGCGTGGTGGACCTCCAACATGCGCGGCCGATTCTCCGGGCTATTCCAGGTCGGGTACTCGGCTGGCGTCAAGCCCTGCATCCCGCAGGCAACGCACTTGTGCCCAGAGCGGGCACGGGCCGCTTCGGCGACGTCAAACCAGTCCGGCGGGTATGGTGGCCGAATTGGGTACGGTGCTTTCATGATACCTGTATCATACCACAAGAGACCCCTGGGAGTCAAGGGTTTTTTTGCGGTCACGTGTTCGCCGCAAGTGTTCGCTCACCCGGCTTCGCCCGCGCCCCGTTATCCCGGTCCCGGTTGCGCATGCATACCGCTATGTCAGAGCGGCTCGGTGTCTCCATGACCACAGCCGCGCGGGCCGGAGTATCGTACTCCTGCGCGACGAGCTCGGGGTCACGGTACGTGGCCGCCGGTCGGCTTGGCACGTACTGTCGGCGGGCCTGGGCGGCGCGCGCTCGGAGGTCGGCGGCTTTCATGCTGTCTCCATCAGTCCGGGGTTGTCCACCAGCAAAGCGTGCAACGCGTGTCCCAGGGCCGTTATCTGCCTCTCCCTGAGCCCAATGCCCAGCGCCTCGTCGATCACGTGCAGGGCCTCGTGGAGCACGACCTCGCGCTGTTCGGCTTCACTCGGGTTGCGCGACCGGCTGACCTGTATCTCGCCCGTCGCGTACAGCCACTGCCCGGAGGCGTTGCCGCCCTCGACGAGTATCTCGTCCAGCACTCGCACCGGGAGCACCAGTCCGCCGACTTTGACCGATTGCACGAGAGCCATGCTGTCTCCAGAACGTCGAAAAGCCCCCCGCCTGTGGAGGCGAGGGGCTGTGTATTGCACCCGCCCCCGTGGCGAGACGAGGGCGAGCGGAGGGGGGTGGAGCATGACGCCTGCCGCCGGCAGGATACCTTCGGGCGGCGCGTCCCGCGGCCGAGACCGCTTATGTCCAGACGTGCACGTAGTACCATCCGCGTCCCATTATACCCCGTTGCGCCGGTCTGTCAACCACTCGTCGAACTCTTGCAGAATGGCGGGCCGCTGCATAATGGCCCGTAGCATAGCGTCCACGTCGGTTGAGAGTAGCGCGGTGCCCGGCACCGGCACCCCCCGCCCGTTGCCGCCCCAGACGCCGTTAGTGGCGCCCTGGGCCCCTGCGTCGGCTACTTCACAGCGTCCCGCGTGCTCGCGGCCTTGGAGCCACGCGAGAAACTGTAGGCCAAACTCGGACTCGCACGCGAGTGCCTGCGTCACCACGTCGTAGCCGTGCACCAGCGACGCGGTCTTCGCGGCCGCCATCATCTCGCGTTCGGCTTTTGCGCAGCCGACACCAACCGCAATCACGTCCCCGTCGCGCACGGTCTGCCCCGGCCTGCGGACCTCGCCGTTCAGCGCCGCCTTGTCGATCAGCCTGTGCCCTGTCGGCCTGGTGTCGTCTCGTGGCATGGTGCGCGGCCTCCCTGCTGTGGTGTGGTCTGCTACTGTGACAGGATGATCCTGTCTTCCGTCGCAAGCCGCGACGCGTCCACTCGCAGCCCGAGCCCGACAGCCATCTCCCGGACTGGCGCCCAGGCCCGACCGTCGATGATGCGCGCGTCGTCGGTGACGAGACGGTCTCCGGCGCCAGGCACAGACGACTTCCAGACCACGCGGATGCCCGTATTGGCCAGGCGGTAGATGCCGGTCACCCGGTCCCAGATGTCATCGCACGGCGTGAGCTTGGTGCCGATCTTGCGCGGATTGCCGCGCGTCTTGCTGGACGTGTTCTCGGCGATCATGCCATCGCCGACATAGATCGCGATATGCCCGTACGTCCCGGTGTGGATGCCGACGATGTCGCCCGGCTGCAGGTCGCCCATCGTCCCGATCTCCACACCCTTGCGGTCGGCCTCGAGACTGTCCAGCGTCCAAATGGCGCGCCCCGCCCGATAGGGCCACGTCTGCTCGTTGAGACCCAGCGCGACCTCGTAGACCTGGCGCACGAACCTGTTGCACATCCCGCCGGTGACGAGGTCCAGCACCTGCGACGCTCCGGTCCCGTTTATGTGCTGGTGGGCGGTGTACGTCCGCGCGCCAGCGGCGTGGGCCTTCGCAGCGGCCTTCGCAATCTCTACGACTCGGCTCATGACTGCTCTCGTGTAGTCCATGCCTGTCTCCTCTCACGGCTTGTGTTTGCGTGCTGCCCGCTTGCCCGGCTTGATACCCAGCGCCAGCTGTTGAGCCGTCCGCTGCCCTTTGCGCCACTTGATCAGCCCGGCCTTGGCGACGCAGTACGCGTCTGCCTCATGCTCGTTGACGCTAGCCTCGCAGTTGCGCAGCACCAGCGCGATGGTGTCGGCTTTGATGGCCGCCGAGTGCCTGCCGCGCGACTTGATGCCCACGGCTGAGAGCCGCGACGCCGGTGCCACCGTGACCACGTTGCGGAACTCGTGGAGGCGCAAGTGCACCCGGAGGCACCAGTCGAGACCGCCGAGCATGAGTGCTGTCGCTGCGGACTTGGTAGGGTCCACGAACGGCCACTCCAGCGCGATGAGGTCCGGGCTCCACTTGCCGGCTGCTCCGACTACTCCGCGCAGGATGGAGATGAACCGGTCCACGTGGTCTCCGTCAGTCTCCCGCGTGACTATCGTGCTCGACCAGAGCAAGCGGTCCCGCACACCGGCTTCGTCCGTCTCGACTACGGCGAGCCCGGTGTGGGTGAGGCTACCGTCAACTCCCAGGATGATCAAGTGCGCACCCCCGACTTCTGCTGCATCGCGACCTCTGCGATGAGGGCGCGCGCCTTCTCGACCAGCAGCCCGGCCTCCACCGAATGGCCCCGGAGGTCGGACAGCTGCAGCTCGATCAGCCTCCCAGGCGCCATACTCGCGATGTGCCCAATGATGAGCTCTGCTTGGGCGGCCTCCAGCAGGTCCACCGCCTGGCTCAGTTGCTGTGCCATGGGTCCTCCTCGGCTTCGCGGCGGGCGCCGGCGTGCGCATGGTCGTCTCGCCCTGTCTCGGTCTCCCACAGCCGCCCTGTCTGCCAGTTGCCTTGCAGGCGCAGGGACCGGCAGGGCGCCCCGCGGTAGCGGCGCTTGATGTTGTGGAGGATGGTCACGTTCGACTGGGCCCTCTGCTCGTCCGAGACGCCGCCTTCGCCGCGCTCGATGTGAAACCGGCAGGTCGCGGCGTTGCCCCAGTCAGGTCCACCGCGGGCCTTCCAGGTTTTGCCCTCCGTGTTGACCTGCGTCAGGGCGATGAACGTGATCCCGTGGTGCTCGGCGATGTCGCGGGCCTTGAACGCAACGCGCTTGTTGTTCTGGTACTCGTTGCCTCCGCAGGCGAACTGCAGTTCCTGGATGTTGTCCAGGACGGCCCCTTGTATCGGGCCTTCCGAGCACCGCCGGTCGACGTCGTACAGGATGGCGTCGGCGTCCTTGGTGCTATCGCAGACGTCGATCGGGAGCCGGTGGAAGTCGCTGTAGGCGCGGGTCAGGATGGCGGCCCACTCGTCGGTCATGTGCCGCTCGCTGCCGGGCTCCAGCAGGATCCCGGGTATCCCGTACTTCCAACCGAACCAGTAGGGCAGGAGCTGGTCTTGGCCGCCCTCTAGGGGGTAGAAGAGCAGCCGGTCGGGCAGGCCCTGTGTCATGATCGCGTCTGCGCTTGCGAAGAGGAAGTGGCGGGCGATGGTGGTCTTACCGTGGCCGCTCATGCCGCTGATGAGCAGCAGGGACTCCCGGCTGAAGCCTAGATAGTGCCAGTCCAGCGTCTCCCAGCCCGAGCGCATCCCGTACAGTTTGCGCGGTAGCAGGCGCCAAGCTTCGGCGCGCTCGATGATCCCGGCAGCCACCTGCTCAACCGGAACCGCGCCCTTGATGAGCCGCTCTGGGTTGGGCGAGGGGATCGCGTCGACGGCGTCGGCAAGGGCCTGGGCGGCGTCGGGAGGGATGTCGGGCTCGTTGTCTGGTACGGGCGGCTCGAAGTCCGTGGCCGCCCGGAGGAGGAGTCGGGCGTCGTCAATGGTGCTTCCGGCCGCGAAGAAGTCGAATGCTCCGGCCTTCGGCGGTGCGTCGGTCCAGGTGATCCACTTGAGCGCCTTGACCATCCCGTCGAGCCGCTTGCCGACCTCAGTCATGTGCTTGCGCCCGACCTCGTCGTTGTCGGGCCAGAGGTACACGGTCCTGGCGGTCAACTCGGACAGGACAAGGTAGCTCGGGAGCACGTCGGCGCCGTAGGTACCGACGGCAAGGGCGCCGCGGCTCGCGAGGGCGTCGGTGTCCTTCTCGCCCTCGCAGATGACCACGGGCCTGCCGGGCTTTGCGTCCAACTCCCAGGATCGCCAAAGCGGGAGCTCGGTGAGCTCGACGCCTTCGGGTAGCTTGCGCGTGCCGTCTGGGCTCTCCCACCAGACGCGCTTCGATGCTCCGTCGAAGTCCTGCCGGTGGTGCACGGCGACGACTGCGCCGTCCACGAGGACCTCGTAGCGGGTGTCCGCTATCAGGCGCGCGCGGCCAGTCTGGCGGTCGGGCCTCGGAGCGTCGTCGGTGGTGATCCCGTATACCTGTGCCACGAACTCCGCCCGGGCACGGAATCCGTCCTGTGGCCGCACTCGGTGGACGAGGTCGAAGCAGTTGCCTGACCAGCCCTCGCCGTAGCGGTGGCAAAGGCCTGCTTTGTCGCCGGGCCCTCCGATCTGCAGCGATGCCTCCTGCTCGTTGCCGTCGAAGACCCAGATGCACTTGCCGTCCGTCGACTTGGTCTTCCGGTCATCGACGCGCAACCCGAGGGCCTGCACGAGGCGAAGCGGTTCGGCGGCGAACGCGGTCTTGATGATCCCGATCTGCTCTTCGGTGAGTCTCATGTTACCCTCCCCGCTCGGCCGTTGGGCACACGATTCTCTACGGTCCCGTCGATGTAGAAGAAGCCGTCGACGCAGGTGTAGCCGGGTGTTGGGTGCAGGGTGCGGCCGGTCTCGACGTCCCAGTTGCCGGCCGCCTTCATCTCGCCCACCTGCCAGCGTTGCGTGAGGTCCCAGTCGGATGCCTTGCGAATGGTGCCGTCGCTGATGAGGATGAACTCCTCGCGCGGGAGGCCCCTCGGCGCGTCGGATGGCGACGCCCGGGCGCCGTCTCTCCCGTAGCCCTTTGCGGCGGAGAGCACGTAGCGGATGGCCGTCACGCCGTCCTTGCCGTCTTTGTTGTCGACCGCTCCGATGGCTGCAGCCACGCCGTGCTGAATGGCGGCCGTGGTCAGCGCGTGGACGTGCACGAGGTTGGCGAACTCCGTCGTGGCCGATAGCACACGCCCGGTGGTCATGGTGCCCGACTCGTTGTGGCTGGCGAGGTTCTCAAGCCACGCATCCAGCGTCGGGAGCAGTTCTGGCGGGAGGTCGGCTCTGACAGTGGCGATGGCCGCTTGCAGCTCGGCTTCCCGCTTGGCCGCTTTCTCGGCGGCTTGCTGCTTCTTCGTCAGCTTGGGAGCTGGCGGCTGGCTTGGCTGGTCAGTACAGTCAAGCTGGTCAGGCTCAGCGGGGTCGGGGCCCGCGTCGTGTGCGGGTTCCGACGAGGGGTCGTGAGAGTCGTCTTGCTTTCTTGCTTTACACCCTCTAGGGGGGGTTCTGGGGGGGCCGTAAGGGGCACCTTGCGGTTGACCGTAAGGGGCACCTTCGCCCGCATCGTCCTCTTCGAATGTGCTACTGCGCAGAGGGTCCTTCGTAGGCGCCTCTTCGTAGGTGCCTCTTCGTAGTAGCCCCTTACGGTCGGCGGGCACTCCGTTGCCGTCTGGCGTGGTCCACAGGTCGAAGTCCTTCTGAATCTCGTAGGTGTTCCCGTCCACCAGAATGAGCCCGCACTTGACCGCAACGCCCCGCAGTTGGCGCACCCGAGCATCGCTCACTCCGAGCATCTGGCAGAGCCGCCACGCTGGGATGACGCGCGCTTTCTCAGACCACCCGTAGGTCTCGCGCATGATGGCAAGCACGAGGTCCTTGACGCGCCCAGGCCCATCCCACAGGATCAGGGCTTCGAGGAGTCCGTGGGCTATCGGTGTGTATCCGAGTTCCTTCTGCGGAGCGGCCATGGGTTCACCTCGCGGCTGCTACTGCGGATACTGCTTGATGACCGTCAAGTTCGGCTTGCAGTACACGCGGCAGCCGAAGGACGCCGCCTGCACCATGAGGCTTGCTGCCCAGAACAGCTCGGGCTGAGCCGCCGGTAGGTTGTCGCTCTTGCTGCGTCCACCTATGATGAGCCAGTCGAACATACTCATGTCCGTGAAGACAACCTCTTCGGTGAGTGGCTCGCAGGAGAGGAACCGTACGGTAGCAGACACGCTGCAGAATGCGTCCTGCGCTCGCTTGACGCGATCCTGGCAGTCCACGGTTGTGCCGGCCCAGGCGTTCGGCGGAAAGTCAGTGCCAGCCATGCGCTCAGGGTTCTTTGTGAGGAAGAGGAAGTTCCACGCTGGTGCCTCGCGGACGGCTGAGAGTACGCGGTCGATCCAGTCCTGCGGCACCCACTCGCCGAACAGGTCGCCCATGCTGACCGCGAATACCGTCTTGTAGCCGATGCCGTGCCGTGCATCTTCTCCCAGCTTGTGAAGGTGGTCCTCCGGATTGCCCATGTCTCGCGGTGCAGTCAGACGCTCTTCCCGCAACGCTGGCTTGAACCCGTGCGGGAAGGCGGCGGATGGCGGCTCCGCGATGTCCCGCGCGTAGCAGTAGGGGCAGTCGTGCTCGCATCCCGTGACCGGGTTCCAGGTCCAGCGCGCCCACTCGATCTTGTCGTTCGTCTGGTTGAAGTGCTGCTTCGGTGGCGCGCCTTTTGTGCGCTTCTCCGGCTGAGCCTTCGGAGCCAGGGCGCCCGACGCTTTGGCCTGGGCGAGTGCCTTGCGGGTGCTCTTCTTGTTGAGCGTCTCGCGTATGGCTGCGGCCTGCTCCTGCTTCCCGGAGGACTCGAGTGTGTCTATGGCCGCTACCACCTGGGAGGCTTGCTCTGCCGTCGGTCTGGACATGCCGACGCGTGATGCCGCGGCATCCTTGGCGCGACCGTTTCCGTCGGTCGGTGTGGAAGAATTCTTCCGCACCGAACCATCGTCCCCAATCGGGTTGCCGAAGCCGTCGCGCTGCTGCTTGCGGACCGGCTCGCCCTGTTGGTCCTTGCCGTTCATCTGCGCCGCTGCCTGCCGGTCCTTCGCGCGCTTGGTTTCGATCACCAGCAGGTGGATGAACTCGCGGGCCTTCTGCTCCGTCGTCTTCTCCCGGTACCTGTTGGCCTCGATAACGGCCTCTTCGATGTCCAGGGGGTCGGTGAGTCCGGTGTCGGTGACGGGCACCGCTTCGAGGCCAAGTTCCAGGGCGCAGGCGAGTCTGCGATGCCCGCTCACCACCGTGTTGTCCCACGTGATGAGCAATGGCTCGTAGATGCCCTTGGCCTTGATGCTGTCCCGCAGTTCGTCGGTCGCCCCGTCGCGGTAGATCTGCACGCTCAGGGGATGTGGGTGCAATGACTTCGGGTCGCGTGTCTCCAAGTCAGCTCACCTTCCCGTGCTTCTCGCAGTGGCACTGATGGCACACAGCGATCAGGTTGTCCTCTGTGTCAAATGTCCCCCAGGCCGGGTAGCGTAGGTGGTGCACCTCGGTCGGCGGTCGTTTCCGGCATACCTCGCACAGCCCGCCGCTTCGGAGCATGGCTGCTGTTCGGACGCGCCGGAACTCCGGGTGTTGCAGGTACTCACCGTAGGTCGAGTACGGGCTGCTTGCTGTCATCGCCGTGCCTCCTCGGCTCCGTGAGTTCCTGTAAGATGGCTTCGCCCTCGGGGCTGTCGATGCGCCAAAAGTCGCGGTTTTTGAAGCTCTGCTGCTTGCCCCACAATGTGCCGAGAGCAAAGGTCCACTGGTGCTTGCCAGACTTGCGCCGAAGCAACCAGTCGCTCTTCGGGATTGCAGAGAGCGCGTCACGTAGTGGACGGAATCCCTTCTCCGGGAATGCGCCGCAGCACCGCTTGATGGTGGTGGCGGAGAGGTACACGAGGATGTCGATGCGTTCGGTCAGCTTCTGAGAAGCGAACTGCGCGAGCAGGTCGAACGGAGGGTAAGTCGCATTGGTATCGCAGTACAGCAACCCGAGCCTTGACCGGTCTGGCTCAGTCGGGATGGCCTGAATGAGTGTGTCCTGGTGGTCGCCCTGGTGTAGTTCGGTAGGGAGTGGTATGGAAGTAAGCTCGGCACGCAATGCGTCGCAGTTAGCTGGGTCCTGCTCGAAGAGGTACATCACGGCGTTGGTCCCGTTGGCCTGTGCCTCCTCAGCAAAGATGAGCGGGCTTCCAGGCTCGCCGGTCTCCGGGTGTCGGCCGGAACCTGCAGTGATGTCGAAGTACCAGTATTCGGGCGGCGGCCACACCTTGTTGGTGGCGGCAGCCCTCTCATACATGCGCTTGACGACCTTGGTGTGGTACCCGACGATGTAGCGGAAGTCTGCCTGCTTCTCGGCAGTGCAGGCTCCGTACCCGATCCCGTCCTTAACCGGCATGCCGTCCCTCCTTGCTGCTGGCACGCGCCAGCCGTCCGATGCTATACTGCGCGTGCTCATGCGGGTCCTCACTCGTTGAGCCATGCCCGAGGTGGTGGCAGCCACGCTCGGGCTTTTCGTCACATCACCAGAACACAAAGCGGCCCCAGCGTTTGTGCATGTCCCGGCTAGGAGACCATGCGCGTTGCTGAGGCCGCAAACGTCTGTGATGCTGTCTGGTGCGGAGTATACCACAAACGGCAAAACGCATGGCACCTGTCCTAGCCGGGACCCTCCCATTCTACTCCAAACGCCCGTTCGCGTCAAGTGACCCAAGCTACCCGGCCGCCTTTCTCCGAGCCTTGACCTGCGTGTCGACGAACGCGATGTGGAGCGCCCGGTGATCATCGTCCAGGTGGTCCCAGCAAAGCCGCATCGCGTACTCCACCTGAGCGGGCAGCATGCCTTCGCAAAGCTGTTCCGCCTCGCGGGCGAGGTCGCGCATCTGCTCGACGATCCGGGCGAGTTGCTGGGCTTTTGTCGGTGCCCCGGGCGCCTTCTGGTACGTCTGCTGCTTGCGGGTCTCGGTTGCCATCGGTCATCGCCCTCCAAAGACTTCGGCGTACATTGCCGCCATCTCGTCCTCCGTCATCGTCGCCCGCTCGAGCTTCACCGGCCCATGCTCCCGCAGGTGGCGCTTGACCAGCTCGCGCCCATGCTCCCAGGCGGCGGTGTAGCTGCCCTCGTACTCGACGCTGATCCCGAGTTGGTCGCAGGTCACGTGGTGGGTCCGGCCGAAGGTCGTCACGTCAACCGGGTACGGGTCCGGAGGCTGTGGTTTGATCCCGTAGCGGGCGGCAAGGCTCATGTCAGACCTCCAGGAGCGTGAGTTGTTCGCCCGCCGCGCCGGCCTCGTACAACTCCCGCCCGCGGTCGGTCAGGCACATGCAGTCTGTGTGCGTGGTGCGCAGCCACTTGTCGGCATTCAGCCACCCGAGTTCATCGCGGGCCTTAACGATTCGTGCTGTGGTCCATCCCAGGTGCTTGCGCAGGTCGGCGACCTCCCAGACCGGCCGCTCGGCGAGGGTGGCAAGCAGCGTGCGAGCGTCATCGGTGAGCGGATTGTCAGTCATTGCCATAGCCCTCCAGTGTTGCCTTCGCGATCAATACCGCCCGCATCGGGTCTGTGTGGTTGCCGATTGCGCCCTTCGTCGGCGCCGCGTGGGTGTACACCATCCAGTCGGGCGCTGGAACTGGGTTGCCGGTTGGCAGGATGGTGCACCCATGTGGTCGCGGGTACACCTGGAGGAGGTGCTTGTGGACCGCATCCCAGGCGGCGAGGGCGTCTATGGCCCGCTGGGCTATCGCGGCACCGTCGGGTGCGGTGCTCGCGAATCCATGATGGTGCTCGGCCAGTCCGGCCTCCCGCAGGCGTCGCACCTCGGGCCACTCGTCGGTGGTCCACTCGTCGTCCGGGATGGGGCCGGCTGAGAGGTGCAACCGGACCAGCATCATGGTCTGCATGGGAGTCAGGGTTGGGCGCATGGCCCGTCCTCCTGCCCCGTGGGCTCCTCCGGCCACTCGTAGACCTGCTTGCCCCAGGCCATCGCTGCCTCATACTCCTTGGTGCTCCCCTCGCTGTGCCGCCACCCCTGAAGCATGACCACCGCATCACAGCGGCGCAGTTGTTCGAGCCCGTTGCGGAGGAACGTCTGGTCGTCCAGGCCTGGATAGTGCTCCATCTCGTGGGTCATAGTGTGCGGGCAGATGACGTGATACCCCTTGCGCAGGAGCTGCACGGACACGTCCCGTGCCCGCGCGACGTTGGCAGCCACTTGGTCCGGCCCCTCGGCTCGATACGGCCCCGCGATGTAGACCAGCATTGCACACTCCCCCGGTGTCGTCAGTACCCTCCGAACACGTCCTCTCCGTCGTCGTCCACTGGCTCCGCCGGCCTCTCGATCTTGACCGGCCCAAACTCCTTCAGGTGCGCCTCTATCAGCCGCTTTCCGAACGCCAGCGCCGCCGTGTAGCTGCCCTCGAACTCCTCGCGGATGCCGAGCGCGGGCACCTCCACATGGTGCGTGCGCCCGAAGCTCGCCACGTCCACCGGGTACGGGTCTGGGTCTCCCTCAGGTCGCTCGATACCGTATCGCTCAGCGAGTTTGCCCATCTCGCAGCTTGGTCGGCTCATGTCCTCACCGTCCCCTCCGGTAGCGCGACGCCCGCTGCCCTCGCCATGTACAGGAGCCAGCACTCTACGCAGGCGCGGTGGTCGTCGTAGGTGTCGAGCCGGCACTTGTTCGCTGGCTCGCAGCCCGGAGGGCACTCCTCGTCGCAGACTTGCGTGCCGATGTAGCTGCTTAGCAATGATCCCCGCACCCCTGGCGGCAGGTTACTGGTCAACTCCTGGGCGATCTCATCGGGGTGTCTGTCATCCGGCATGCTCACCGCTCCCCTCTCAGCGCAACGTACTCTGCCACGACCTTGTCTGTAGCCTTGTCCAACGGGTACACCCAACAGTCCTTGTCGTGCCCGTAGTCGCCGTGTTGGGCGCGCGCGCCGCGCTTGCTTGTAGCCGAGTTCCCATGTGGTTGCCCCTTAGTCCGGTGCAACCACCTGAAGTTCGCGGCCTTGTAGACAGTGCCTTTGTGATGCTCCGTGTCCGACCAGGAGACCACGAGGTGGACGGGCTTCGCGTCGGGGAATCGTTGTGCCCAGTCGGGTTTCACCCGCCGCAGGGCCTGCCCGATGGCGCAGGACGCTGTGTGCGGAACGTTGCGCGCGAGGTACAGTCTGGCGAACTCCACCAACTCGTCGCTCGGGATTCCGGCTACGTCGGCGCTCATCATCGGGTATGCGAACGTGATGACGCCGTCTACCACGCCGTCTATGGACACCAGATAGTTGAGCTGGCGCCCTGTCCGGCAACGGCGCAGATAGTGGTGATGTTGCAGAGTGGATCGCACGTCGGCGAGGTCGCAGAGTGCTATCTGCACGCGGTCCCGCAACGGAGCATCAACAGGCGGCGCGAAAAGGTTTATCTGTCCAAGCACGCTACCTCTCCCCTCTCAGCGCCACGTACCGCACCGACCGGCGCCCCCAGGCATTGCACGTGCACCGCGCCCGCACCCCCGCGCACAAGTCGAACCTGTCCCGCCCCTTGACTGCCCCACCCACGTCCGTCAGCGTGAGCAGGCAGGGACCTCCGAACGCCGCAGGCCGATTGAGCCAGATGACTGCAGCGTGCTCTCGCCACGGCCTCACCCGGTAGCGTGACCGGTCGGCGGCGGCGGTGCCCTGGCGCAGCGGCTCACCGTAGCAGGTGCGGGACCCGCTGCAGGCCGAACAGTAGCTCGTGCAGGTGGCGGTGCGGTAGGTTGGCCGGGTGGCGATGGCCTCGCGGAGGAGGCTGCGCTTCCACGGGTCGAGACCTGGGCGCTCCACGGTTGCGAGCGCCCATGCGGTGAAGGCGTCGGGCTGCGGTGCGGGGGCGGTCGGCAGGGCCAGCAGGAGGGCGAGGGCGGCTGTGGTCATGGCAGCACCTCCAGCCCTGTCAGGTCCACGCGGTCCCCGACGCCGATCACAAGCTTGTCGCGCTTGCGGGCGGCCATGACGACGGCGGATTGCCACGCCTCAAGCTCCGTGGCCATTCGGGGCCCATCATCCTGGTCGAGCCCGTTCCATTCGCTGATGAAAGCCCAGTAGGTGCGGTCCGCACCATCGAACGTGGACCGTACATCGACGTGGAACCCGAGGGCACGGGCGACGTGGTAGCACCGCTCCGGCGACATCTGCTCGGTGGGCTCCGACCACGTGGGGTGGGGCGCGGCGGGTTTTTCGTGCTCGTCTGGCTCCACGTGCTCCCGCCCCTCGGGGTGCTCGATGGCCGTCAGGTCTCCCCAGCCATCGTCGGTGAGGTCGCCGGTATAGTGGTCCATGAGGTCGCGTTCGTACATGATGTCAGATGCCTTGTTGCGCACCTCCGATGGGTACGTGCGGCGGCACAACGTGTGGTACAGGCATTCCAACACGTCGGTTGGGGTGTCGCGGTACACCGGCGGGACGCGGAGCCTGCGGGGCGGCAGGAGCTGCGAGCGCTCGGCGCTCAGCCTCGCAGCGGTGCCCGCCGGGTGGAGTTCGACGCCCAGGGCGTCGGCGAGGGCGGCG